GACGTGCAGTGTCCAATTCGCTTTCCAGCTTTTCGAACTCCCACGGCTTGAGATTACGGATTTCAGAAGCTTTCCACACTCTGCCATCTACTTTTGCGGTAGCCACTTCTCTCGCAGAGTTTTTAGTGACTGCATCCGCCGCAGAGGGCTTTGTGGTCTTCTTCTTTTTTGCCGGTACACCAGTATCGGCTTTGTAGAGGTCTATGACCCGTGCCGCCCATTTAGCATCCGTATTGTTTTTGTAGATGCCATCTGAGATTGACTCAGGCTGTTCTTCAAGCCACGAAAGAAACTTTTCATCCGACTTGATTTCGTCAAAGTCTGGGTGATGATTAAGCAGTTGCTGGTAAGCTTTCTGCTTTTCGAGTTCCTTTTCACGCTCTTTGATTGTACCTAATTCCTCGCGGAGTTCGGCAACTTGTGATTCAGCCTGATAGGATGAAACGGTTTGTACGACTTCAAATACTTCTGGATACTGTTCTTTGAATGTCTGCAGTTCTTCCGGTGTCTTCGGCATTTCTACCCCCTTCGGCATCTGTGCTTGAGGAGATTGCATAGCCGTTTTTAGTTCCGCGATTTCCTGCTTAAATTCATTTACCTTTGTATCATAGTGTCGTTTGAGATCGTCGTATCGTTTCTTGTAGTCGTGTTCAGCTTCTTGCTTTTGTTCTACGAAACTGTTTGCATTTTGCGGAGTAGCCTCTTCGGGGTCCGCTTCTTGTGCTTCTACAGTCTCTTCCGCTTCGTTGTCTTCGTCGTCTTTGTAGACATCTTCGCGGTGCTTTCCACGATATAACGAATCATTGTTAATTGTTCCGAATGAATCGTTAGGTTTGTTGGCACGGTGGCCTCTTGCTTTTGCCATTTTGTTACCTCTTGTTAGCGGGGCTACTTTGGCTTGTAGGTAGCCGCTTCGGTTGGGTCGGGGCCGTTGTTAACGGGTAGCCGACGAATTAGGTTTAGGAGTCGGAAGCTGCATGTTTTCGCGCTCGTACTCGCTGTACCAATCTAGGGCTTTTTCAGCCCGGTTGTACTCCGGGTCTCCCTGATTTTTAATCTTACCAAATAGTCCGACCTTGATAGCCCGTTTTAAATTTTGGCCTTTGTCAAACTCTTTTCTAAATGTTTCGTATCTTTTTAGTGCGCCTAGATACGATGCAGAAAACATTACTGCTCGTTTTCCAGCATCAGGAATCTTCGCATACTTAGGATAATTCTTTTCAAACTTTTCGTATTTACTACGAAGAGCAAGTCTATTAACTTCTTCCATTTCCGGCTCTGTAAGCTTGAGTGGAACAGTCTCTAGGACATCCCTAGCTGCTTGACCTTTCTTTTTCAGGTAAGGTGTCAGCTTTGCAATGAGGTTTGTATTAAGTCCCATCTTTTCTAAATCAGTAGGATTGTGCTGTCCCACGTCAAAGCCTATGCCTACCGTAACGCCACTGTTGCTTCTGCCTTTTGGTACGTACCCTTCAGATACGTTTCCTTCTAGAAGAAGAAGCAAATCACGAGCAGTGTTTTCAAAATCAGTGTAGGGGGGAAGCGGAGTAGATGCTTCTGCCATTGGTTTTTCGGCAAATCCTTGCTTTGGTATTTCTGCCTCTTCAGACGGTGGGGCTGTAAGCTGCGGTTCTTCTTTGCCGAATCCAAACAACCTGCTCAGAAAACCACCTTCTGCTGCACCCACCGGCTGCTGCCCGTTCTCTTCAATGCGCTTGGATGTTTCTTTTTTGCCGCGATTGTTGATTTTTTCTAGGCGGTCATACCCAATGATCTTAGCGATTGCTGGGGGCACGAGTACCTCACCGCGAGACACGGCCACGTCAACCTGTTCTTTCGACGGTGCTGCCGACCCCTGCTTACCCGCTTTTGCATAGGCGTCGTTGAGCATCTTGGCTATGTCTTCTTCGCCCGCAAATTCGACGGCTGCAGCGTTGATGACAAACGTGCCCTCTTGGACGCTCATAGGCTTGTCGTCAGCCACTGTAGCAGCTTCGGGTACCTGTGACGGCGGACGTTCTACAAAGCCCGCTGGTGAGGCTCCTACAGCCCCTCCGGGTGCGTATCCTACGCGACCCCCCAAAGCCCTTCTACCGCCGTAACCACCGTATCCTTTTGGATCAGACCTCTGACTACCGCTGCTGTCTCTGCCGTATCCGGATGGTTGTCTGCCTTGCGTGTCGCTTTCTTTATTTTCCCTCTCAGATTCCCTTGTACCGCTATTAACATTTATACTTTCTTGCGCTGCTATTGCGTCTGCTCTCTCTTGTCTTTTTCTTGCGTCTTCTTGTTCTTGCGCTGCTACTTTTTCATTCTCTACTCTTTGTTTCTTTTCTGCAGGTGTTTCACCCAGTATGTTCTTTACAAAATTTGACGAAAACTCTTTAGCTTCTCTTAGGTGAGAGTTGTAGGTGTCGTCGTCAACACTGCTTGTCCTATGAAATATGCCAGTTTTGAATTGTTTCATGTGAGCGTCTAACGCCTGTTTCAAGTCAAGTGCTTGATCAGAACTGAGGGTGGATGTATGCCCCATGTCAGCGGCTATTTTATTAGCAAAGTCATTTCGTGCTTTTGTAGCTTGACTTGCGGTAACATTTTGAGTTGATCCATCAGACCCTAATATCGTTCCGTAGGCATCCATCGCAACGCCCGTGGCTGTAACCAACGCCTCTTTTCCTGAATTTTCATATGCGCCATTCGCAAAAGGTTTGGAACTGACTATTTCTTTCATCATGCCCGGAAGGAAACCCTTACTCATGTGTTCCAAACCAGCCATCTGCTTTTGAGTGCCCTGAAACACCCCAGAAAAAAACTTTTCACCCGGCTTTCGGTAAACCAGTTGTCCGTTTAGTTCAAACATGGTGCCACCACTGCCGCCCGTTGCAGCGATTGAGTCGGCTGTTTCTTTTTGTTTTTTGCGATTTAGTTCACCCATAGCACTTAGGGCGGGTCCACCAAGCGGCCCAACCCCCAGCATAAGCCCTACACCAGCCCCTATTGCCCCTTCTGGAGTTTTGTACATGTCAGCAATAGCTTTGCCAAAATCACTAAACGACCTATCTTTTTTTGCACCGTCTTTTATTGCTTTAGCGGGATCAACGTAATCGTTTATGACTTCGTTAAAATCTTTTGTTTTAAAATCAAACGAACTTCCACCACCAAGTGTGACTCCTGCGCCAAAAATAGTCGGTCTGTCTTCGTCGCTTTTTACAGGTGCAAGAACATTTGGCTGTACGTTTTGATCGTCATCGTCGTCATCGTCGTCATCGTCGCCAATAACTACTGGATCAGTGATTGTTGGCATGTTGTAAAAATCAACAAACCCTTTTTGATACTCGTCCTGTGTTATTTCAGATGTAGGATCAAAGTACGGAGTGCTGCTAGTCACGGTAGTAGTGCCAGTCGTTGTTGTGTCGTTTTCAGCCATTGTTCTTTACCACTGCCTCGTAGCTATCCTTCAGTTGAAGGAGGGTTTCCAGTAAAGCCAGCTTCCCCTGCAACTGGCGCAGTTCCGACTCCGATTGTGCCGTTACCACGGCCCGAATCGTCAAGCCCTTGAGGTCCGTCAGGTACTCCTGCAGGGGCACCCATTCCTTGCTGTTGAGCATCGGGGCCAGCTTGCGGGCTTGGTCCTTGTTGAGCATTTTGCATCATCCCTTGTAACATCTGTGCGTATACTTGCGCTTCGTTTTGATCGTTGACCAAGCTATCCGGATCGATGTCCTGTGATATAGCCAGTTCACGCATCAGGTTTGGTATCTTTACAAACGGAGCAAGCATGGGGTTTGCTACGGTTTGCAACAGTGAAGTGAGACGCTGTGTGCGGACTTCTTTTTGCATGACGGCTGCTACGCCACGCGGTTTAATTTCTAGGTCGCCTGTAATGTCTTCGATGTTTTCACCAAACTGCATATTCCATTGAAAGAATGCTTCACCGATTGGCTTGAGAAGATGATCGTCGATGTTCTTAATGACGGTCTTCATAGACAAGCCCGCACTGCCCATCAGCATAGACAGACCTGCAGCGGTACGTCCTGTGCCCGTAACTCCGGTTTGTCCGTGAGTGATAGATGGTATGCCCGTCTCTTCGTCAGCAAGCTGCCGCGATATCTGATACATCTGTATGTTTTCACCGGCTGTGTTCGGAAACTTTAGTCCGTTAACAGCAGTACCCGTTACGCCTGATTGACGACGGAATATCTTGCCGGGGAAGATGTCCATGTTTTGTCCGGGGACAAGGGACGCTTCGTCCACATCAAAGACAAGGTTGCCAGCGAGGGCCAGATTGTCGATTGCCATACGAACGTGGCCGTTCATCAGCATCTGTGCATCTTCCATGTTCTCAGCTACACCGACACCCCAGATTTGATAGGGGTTGATTTCGAACGGAAACGACTGGTAGGGTATACGTGCTGGAGTAAACGGGTTAACAACGCAGCGAAGGATCATTGTACCACACACCCAGACGTTGACCTGCATCTGATCAAACTCAGACATGTCCTCTGCGCCTTCGAAGCCTACTTCTTTTGCAAACTTCGAGTCTAGGACACCCCAATACTCAAGGACTTCGTACCGATTCTCAGAGATGTGGGGTTCTGTTTCATCTTCACGGATTGTGTCTTCGTAGTATTTGTCTTCGTAGTTTGGCCCTTTTGCAAGGCACTCTTGAACTGCTTCTGCGTCGAAGTGGGGACGCATGATAAGACTACGTAGCTGCTGCCTATTCATACGATGCCGTTCAATGACGTATTCGCAGTCTTCTACAGACGTGGCAGATGGATCAGGATGGAAGTCCCAACAAGAAACGTGTTCGATACGAGGAACAGTGCGTTCGTACGGGGTGTACTCGCGTTCACCTTCTTCGTTTGTTGTCCACTTGTGTACTCGTTTATAGAAGTTAAACGGACCTTTGATCACACCTGTGCCAAACAGAGAGGCTTCGAAGATAGCCTTGCGAAACTCACTGACGGCATTGGTATCAAGCAACTGATCGTGGATACACTTCTCCATCTTTCGTGCTTGTTCTTTTGCAGGTTCGAACTGTGGCTCACCTACGCGAGACTTACCTGCAAGTACCATATCACCAAAGTCTTTGCCGTACGATCCTAACTTGTGTGGATCATCTGCTTTCATAGCACCGGGTGCTAATGCTCTCCCGTCTCCCGGAAACCCGTAGGGGTCATCCGGCTGTTGGGCTGCTTCGTCAGCGGGGGTACGCATGTGAGCAAACTCTTCGATGCCTTCCGGCATAGGAGTTGACTCTACGACAAGTGGAAACTTCTTATTGGCAAACAAGATGTCGATAATTTGTCCGTACGCAGCAAGAACTTTTGTCTTGGTGATTTTAATAAACACCTTTGACTTCTCGCTGTCGCGGTACTGCGTTGTGGTATCGTAGATTCCACGAAAGTTTTTGTACGCTTGCAGCCACCGCTGTTCGTTTGAGAACCGTCCGTTTTCTGCATCGTCAAACCGTGCCCGTATGTGGCCCGCAAGTCCGGGCATTTGTTCTGCAGGGCTAGTAATCGGAATCGCTCGTTCGTCTTCCGGCTCTAGAAAATTATCGGCCATGTCGCTTCCTTAGTAGTCGCGTTCGTCTGCCATCTTAAACAGTGAAGCTTCCACAGTTGGTTTGGTTTGTTTCTTAGGCATAGCTTCGATCATTGGTCCGGTTTGGACACGAGTATCAAACTCTAGCTTTTCGCGGTAGAGTGTAGATGCGCCTTCGTCTTTATCAACGCTGGTTTTGTCTGCGTTCATAATGTATGATGCACCGTAGTTATAGTTATTACCGGGCATAGGTTTTTCTCCCCTATGGTTGTTGTTCTGTATTTAAGAAACTTTTTCCCGGTATAGGCCGGGACATAAGTTGTTGTTGTCTTGCCCTTTGAATGCGGGCCGCATCTTCATCTTCTACTGTTTGTGCAGCTTGTGCTGACAAGTCTTCCATTTCTTGTTGACTTTGAATAGCCCTGTCATCTTCTGTTAGTTCTTGATTAGCCATAGTTCCAGAAGGAATTAATACATCTGCTATAGGAATTCGTCCTGCCGCTACTCTTCCTAAAACTTTCTTTAAACTTGTTTCTCCCGCAACATCTATAGCTACATCCCTAACAACTTCTGATCCCGCTGCTGCTGCATCTTCAGATGTTATAACACTTGCGGCTGTTCCAGCGGCTATAGTACCCGGCACAATAAGTGATTTAAACTTAAATCCAGCCTTTTCCATAGCGGACCTTGTTTCCGGTGATAGATCGTTTAGGGAAGCTGGTGCAGGTTTTTCTGCAGGAATAGGTTGTGCAGTGGGGGCTGCAGACGGTGCAGGTTGATCAAACATACCGGGAATACCATACGATGTTTTGGTGACTGTTTGAGTCTCAGGGTCAAATCTGTCAACAACACTAGCACCCTCTACTTCATCAAACCAATTACCCACAGCCTGTGCAGCATCACGTTCTGCTGGATAGAATGTACCGCGTGGACGAACTAAATATCCTGACTTAGCCGTCCTTGATCTAGTTTCTGCACCAGATTTCTGACTGCGACCCTGTAAAAAGTCCAACATTGCATCAGACATTTGAACTTCAAAAGCTGCAACATTTGCAAACACATTACGAAGAAGAGCCGCACCAAATTTACCCTTTTTATCTGCGCCTGTGTACGCTGGATCGTCAGGAACAAGTGTGTTAAATTCTTTGTTGTTTATGTTGTCCTTGATAATGGGAGTAGAAGTTCTAATACGAGAAAGAACTTCTGTCATATCTGTTGTATTTACCTGTCGATATTTTCCGTCTTTTCCTGTTATTACAAACACCGGTGCAGCTTTACCTGCTTTGATTTGATTTTCAATAAATGAACGAATGCCAACATCTAGTTGGTTAGCAGCTAAACGCTGTTGAAGACGGGCGTGTGATTGTTCATTTAGCGGTACATCTTGAGGGATGGCTTGTCCACGTTTACCACCCACTTTTTGTGCGCCTGTACGTTTTTCAAGTTCTGGAGTAGCTTTAGTTTGGGGAGTGATTTCGATTGTGCCCCTGTCAACTTTGTACTCTGCACCAGTTAGACCAGCAATCGCCCCACTACGATATCCTGTTTGTAAGTTCACGTAAATTGCGTCTGCAATTACAGCGTCGTTGCCCCCGCCTTCACGAATAGCATTCAACTGCTGCATAAATTCTCCCCAGCCCTGTTTGTTTTGCGCTATAATTGCAATCTCAGTTTGCTTTGGAGCAGATACTCTTTCACCGAAAATATTGAATGTCTGAGGGTCGTTGGCTTCTAGGCCGGGAAGAAGATTCAAAGCAGAAGAGTTAGGGTCTGCGTTGAATATCTGTCTGTTTACATCCTTAGATATTAAACGAAGATCATCTTGAAGAGAATTAGCTGCACCTTGACTTTTTGCCCCTTCTAACATGGTGTCCACAGGGCGAACACCACTTTCGTCGGGTGTAAATGCCTGTACAAGAGGCATATCACCATACTGCTTTAAGGTTCCCTTTGCACTAAACCTTGCTATGGTGCCCGCGCCTCTTGCGTTGTAAGCATCAGCAGCTTCACGCAAAGTAATTTGGGTTGGGTCTTTTTGTTCTGCCATAGGTTAGTATCCGAATACTTCGTCTTGAACTTGGTGGACGTGGTTCTTTATAGAACTTAGCTGTTGGTGTATAGAAGTGTAACCACTCATGCGTGTCATCATTCCATAGCGCAAGGCATCGTATGCGTGATCCTCTGCTTTCGTATCTACGTCTTCGCTGTTTGTTTTGGAAAGAGGAATGCCAGCAATCTGCTTGACGATGTTCTGGCACGTAGAAAAGAAACGAATGCGAGGTTCTTCTGTGTATGGATTGTCAGCTAGGCGTCGATGTATTTCCATCTTGCCCTGAATGCGGTTGCGATCTGCAGGGGTCCAACGAACACCTGACCTCATCATCACCTCTGCAATTGAAGGCCCAAAACCTGTCTTGTTCCAGCAAGACGAGTCGAGGACTGTGTAGTGAGGTAGTGGGTCTAGTTGTTCTGCTTCTAGTATTCTATCAGCTAGTTGCTCTGCTGTCAAGTGTTTTTGATATAATTCTCTATATATCCAGATATTGTCATCCCAGTCGATTGCGCCCCACAGGACACATGAGGGTGCTGCATAGCCGTAGTCGGCCATCCGTATGCGCGGCCAGTTCGTCGGAAGTTCGAATGGTTCGACAACATGCTTGGCTCGTGAGAACTCTGGGAAGGCTGCTCCCTCTGCTACGTCCCAGTCCCCTTCGAGAAGTCGTCTGCGTTCGACATCGGGCAGCGATCTCAACATAGCTTCGTATTGACCGTCTGCCATCAAGTGAGGGTTGTCAGTCAAACGGGCCGGAACAAACTTGCGATAGAACAGGGGCTGTCCTGCTTTTTCATGTCCGGGGGGCCAAACAAAATCCCGACGTGTTTCTATGTCGA